GCATCTGTGGCCCCACCTGTTTCGGCTCATCCGTTCCTGTCGGCCCGCTCTCGTCATGGGAGAGCAGGTTGCGGGAGCGGCTGGCTACGGTTGGCTCGACGGAGTGCGAACTGACCTGGCGGGAGAAAGTTACGCCTGCCGGGGCGTCGATATCCCGGCTTGCTCCGTCGACGCGCCGCACATCCGCAGCCGCCTCTACTGGGTCTCCGTGGCCGACGCCGACGCGGATGGACGCGGCGGGGTCGAGGCGGCACGGCTACATGAACGACGGCCGCCCGCGCGCCGCGACGAACCAGCGCCGGGAAACGTTGACCGGGCACAGCGGCACGACGCTGACGGACGCGGCGCATCTGTCGATCTCGGAATGGCCCACCCCGACCGTGGCTTGGGCGAATGGCGGCCAGACAAGCCGCAGCGGCGACCGGAAGGGCGAGATGCTGATCGGCGGGCTGGTGCGGTCGACATGGCCGACGCCGACGTCGCTGGCGAAGGGTACGAACGAGTACAACGGGGCGGGCAACAGCGCGGGGCTGGTAGCGATCCGCAAGCACGCGATGGCACCTTCTGGTCCGACGCAGTCTGGCTCACCGGGGCAGACGGAAAAGCGCGGCGCGCTCAACCCGGCCTTCCCCTGCTGGCTCATGGGATACCCGGACGAGTGGGACGCCTGCGCGCCTACGGCAACGCGATCGTCCCGCAGGTCGCGGCTGAAGTGATCCGCGCGTTTATGGACAGTTGCGGAGGTGATCGGTGATCACCAGCGAAGCCACCTGGGCGCGCGCCGACATCCCGTGGCGCGAGGATCACCTGCAGATGGCGGTCTCGACCGTCCTGCGCCGGCAAGGCATCGTGTTCGCTGCCGACCAGAACGAGGGCCGGCGCAGCCCGCGCGACGGCGCGCGCCGCAAGGCGATGGGCATGACCGCGGGCGAGCCTGACCTGCGGATCTACCTGCCCGGCGGGCGCGTCCTGTTTGTCGAGCTCAAGACGAAGCGCGGACGACTGTCCGACGCGCAGGAGTGGCGGCAGGAGCAGCTGCGCGCGCTGGGCCATCGCGTCGAGACGGTCTACGCGGCGACGCCGTCTGAGGCGGTCATCAAGGTTCTGGCGCTGCTGACCTAGCCAGGTTCCCGCCGTTGCCCGGCGTTGCTATTTTGTCACGCACGCGAACCTGCGAGGTGACGAGATGGGCAAGAAGGGCGGCAGCAAGAAGGGCGGCCGGCGAGGCTACTGATGGCGGCGACGCGCAAGCGTGGCCGGCCGGCCGGTACGGCGGGCGCGAAGACGGTGTCGCTGAAGGCCGCGATCATGGCGGCGTTCAGTCGCGCCGGCGGCGCGTCCTACCTCGAGCGGCTCGCGCGCAATGACCCGCGCAGCTTCGTCACCCTGCTGTCGAAGCTGGTGCCTGCCGAGGTCAAGTCAGAGGTCGAGCACAAGGGCTCGGTGACGATCTCCGTCGTCACGGGGATCGACCGCGCGCCGGGTGATCCGACGTGAACGTGGCCGCGCATACCGGCTACCAGCCGCACGTCCACCAGGTCGCGATCCACCGCGCGATGAAGCGGTTCAGCGTGCTTGTCTGCCATCGCCGGTTCGGCAAGACGGTGCTGGCGATCAACTCGCTGATCGACGCAGCGCTGCGCTGCACGCGCCCCAATGGGCGCTTTGGCTACGTCGCGCCCTACCTCAAGCAGGCCAAGGCGATCGCGTGGCTCTACGTCCTGCAGTACGGCATGAGCGTGCCGGGCGCGCGCAAGTCCGACGGCGAGCTCTGGGTCGAGTTTCCCAACGGAGCGCGCGTCACGCTCTACGGCGCCGACAACGCCGAGGGACTGCGCGGCCTCTACCTCGACGGCGTCGTCCTCGACGAGGTCGCCGACATGCGGCCCAATGTCTGGGGCGAGATCGTCCGGCCGGCGCTCGCCGACCGCAAGGGCTGGTGCCTGTTCATCGGCACGCCCAAGGGGCTCAACCTCTTCCACGAGCTCTACACTCAGGCGCAGTCGGACCCCTCCTGGTACGCAGGCCTGTACCGCGCCGACGAGACGCGCCTGCCCTGGCTCGACGACGAGGAGCTCGAGCTCGCGCGGGCCTCGCAGTCCGAAGCTCAGTACCGGCAGGAGTGGCTCTGCGACTTCGCCGCCGCGACCGACAACACGCTGATCACGATCGACATGGTGTCGGACGCCACGCGCCGGACGATCCATCCGGCCGAGGTCGCCGGCGCGCCGCTGATCATGGGCGTCGACGTGGCGCGCTACGGCGACGACCGCAGCGTGATCGTCCAGCGCCAAGGGCTGATCGCGCACGAGCCCGAGGTCTTTCGCGGCGTCGACAACATGACGCTGGCCGCGCACGTCGCCGACCGGATCGCGCGTTACAAGCCCGACGCAGTCTTCGTCGACGCGGGCCGCGGCGAGGGCGTGATCGACCGCCTGCGCCAGCTGGGACATGCGCCGGTCGAGGTGAACTTCGGCGGCTCGCCGCTGTCGGCGCGCTACGCGAACAAGCGCGCGGAGATGTGGGACGCGATGGCCGAGTGGCTGCGCGCGGGCGCGATGCTGCCGGCGCACGCCGAACTCAAGGCCGACCTGTGCGTGCCAACCTACCGCATGAACCGAGCCGATCGCTTCGAGCTCGAGAGCAAGGACGACATCAAGAAGCGCGGGCAGAAGTCGCCGGACCTGGCCGACGCGCTCGCGCTCACTTTCGCGATGCCCGTCGCGCCGCGCGCGGCGTTCGGCCAGCGCGCCTCGCACACGATGGTCTCGGACTATGACCCGTTCACCTGAGCACGACTGGCAGCCGCCGCCGGCCGGGCAGGGGACGCTCGCCGTCTGCGCCAAGTGCGGCGCTCGCCGGCGCCCGCCGGCGACTGCCGAGCCCTGCGACTACGCCCGCGCGCTGCATCCCGCGCCGGCGCGAGCGACCGAGTACGACCCTCACGAGGAGCGATGACCATGTGCATGTCGAGCCCCAAGGTGCCGGCGCCGCCGCCGCCCCCGCCGCCGCCGCCCGAGCTCCCGAAGGAGATGGACGTCGCAGCGCGGACCGCGCGCTCGAACGAGCGCCAGCGCGCCGCGCTGGCCGCCGGCCGGGCGTCGACGATCCTGACCGGGCCGCTCGGCGCGAGCGACACGGCGGCGACGACCGCCGCCGGCAAGACGCTCCTGGGGCAGTGACATGAACCGGCGCGAGCATTTCGAGCGACGGAAGGCGGCGCTCGTCAACGAGCGCGCGTCGTTCATCACGCACTACCGCGAGCTGTCAGACTGGATCAGCCCGCGCCGCGGGCGGTTCTTCGTGCAGGACCGCAACAAGGGCGACAAGCGCAACGCGCGGATCATCAACTCGTCGGCGACGATGGCGCTGCGCACGCTGTCGAGCGGCATGATGGCGGGCATCACCTCGCCGGCCCGACCGTGGTTCCGGCTCGCGACGCCCGACCGGGACATGATGGAGTTTGGCCCGGTCAAGATGTGGCTGGCCGCGGTCGAGACGCGCATGCGCGAGGTGTTCGCGGGCTCGAACATCTACAACCAGCTGGCCGTGCTCTACCGCGAGCTCGGGCTGTTCGGCACCGGGTGCATGACCGTCCTCGAGGATTTCGACGACGTCATCCGCATCTACAACCACACGGCCGGCAGCTACATGATCGGCCAGTCGTCGCGCCTCCAGGTCGACACGCTCTATCGCGAGTTCGACATGACCGTCGGCCAGGTCGTGTCGCAGTTCGTGTTCGGGGGCCAGCGCAACGCGAAGCCGGACTGGAGCGTCGCGTCGCCGTCGATCAAGAACCTGTGGGACCGCGGCAGCGTCGACAGCTGGGTGACGGTCGTGCATGCGATCGAGCCCAACGACGAGCGCGACCTGGGCATGAAGGACGCGCGCAACAAGCCCTATCGCTCGGTCTATTACGAGATCGGCGCCACGGGCGACACGATGCTGCGCCAGTCGGGCTTCGACGAGTTCCCGGCGATGGCCCCGCGCTGGGACGTGACCGGCGAGGACATCTACGGCACCGACTGCCCAGGCATGACGGCGCTGGGCGACGTCAAGGCGCTGCAGATCGAGGAGAAGCGCAAGGCTCAGGCGATCGACAAAATGTCGAACCCGCCGCTCTCCGGGCCGGCGACGCTGCGCAACGTGCCGGTGTCGAGCCTGCCCGGCGGGCTCACGATCTACGACCAGGGCGAGCGGCAGGCGCTGGCGCCGGTATACCAGGTCGATCCGCGCATCCAGGAGCTCATGCTCGACATCCAGCGCACCGAGCAGCGGATCGAGCGGGCCTTCTACGCCGATTTGTTCTTGATGCTCTCGATGTCCGATCGGCGGCAGATCACGGCGCGCGAAGTCGAGGAGCGCCACGAGGAAAAGCTCTTGATGCTTGGGCCGGTCCTCGAGCGCTTGCACAACGAGCTCCTCGACCCGCTGATCGACCGGACCTTCGCCGTCATGCTGCGCGCGTCGACCGACGGCAACGGGCGCTGGCTTGATCGCGCGGTGATCCCCGAGCCGCCGCAGGAACTGCGCGGCGTCGACCTCAAGGTCGAATACATCTCGATCCTGGCGCAGGCGCAGAAGGCGGTCGGCACGGTCGGGATCGAGCGCATCGCCGGCTTCGTCGGTGGCATCGCGGCGCTCAACCCCGAGGTCGTCGACAAGCTCGACCTCGACCAGATGGTCGACGACTACGGCGAGCTCACGGGCGTCAGCCCCAAGCTGGTGCGGCCCGACGACGACGTCGTCGCGCGCCGCGCGCAGCGCGCCAAGCAGGTGGCCGCGCAGCAGGCGATCGCGCAGGCGCAGCCGATGGCAGAGACCGCGAAGACGCTGGCCGAGGCCAAGCCGGACGGCGAGGACATGCTGTCCCGGCTGACCGGTCTGTGACCAGGTTCCCTTGTGATTTCGTCAATGGGAGAATGACAGCGAGATGGTCGAACGGGTGGCAGACGAGAAGCCCTACGACGCGGGCGATGTCGAAGCCGTCCAGTCGGCGCGCAGGCGGGCCAAGGTGGCCCGCGACAGCGAGCTCGGCGAGCTCCGCGTGCTGCTGGGAACGGAAGGCGGTCGCAACGTCCTGTGGCGGATCCTCAGTCGGTGCGGGATCTACGCGCCGAGCCACACGGGCGACGGCGAGACGGCGTGGCGCGAGGGCAAGCGCGCGATCGGACTGTGGCTCCTGGCCGAGATCCAGGCGGCCGATCGACGTGGCTACCTCACGATGATGGACGAAGCGTTGACAAAGGAGCAACCCGGTGGCTGACGAAACGACGACCAGCACCGCACCGAATTCCGAGATCCCGGCCGGGCAGGCCGCGGATGCCGCGACGACCGCGCCTGCGGCCGCAGCGGCGAAGCCTGCAGACGACCAGTCGCAGGCGGATGGCACCGTGCTGACGGCCAAGGACGGCGACAAGGCCGACAAGGCGTCCGACGCGGTGCCCGACACCTACGCGGAGTGGAAGCTCCCCGAGGGCGTCGTGCTCGACCAGGCCATCGTCGAGAAGGCGACCCCGATCTTCAAGGAGCTCGGGCTGTCGCAGGACAAGGCGCAGAAGCTGGTCGACCTGTTCGCCGACGCACGCCGGCAAGCCGCCGAGCAGCAGACCGCGGTCTGGACCGAGACGCAGCAGAAGTGGGTGAACGAAGCGAAGGCCGACAAGGAGTTCGGCGGCGAGAAGTTCGACGAGAACGTCGCCGTCGCGCGCAAGGCCATCGACCGTTTCGGCTCGCCCGAGCTCAAGGCCGCTCTCGCGGCGACGGGTGCCGGGAACCATCCCGAGTTCATCCGCTTCGCCATGAAGGTCGGCCGCGCGATTTCCGAGGACAGCACGATGGTCAGCGGCGGTTCCGCCGCGGGCAAGCGCGATGCCGCGGAAATTCTCTTCGGTTCCACGATGACAAAATGACAACGGAGGCTTGACCAATGGCTACCCTGAGCGTGACGAACCCCACCCTGCTCGACCTGGCGAAGGCCAGCGACCCCGACGGCAAGATCGCCGCGGTCGTCGAGATCCTCAACGAGACCAACGAGATCCTGGCGGACATGTCCTGGATGGAGGGCAACCTTCCAACCGGGCATAAGACGTCGATCCGCACCGGTCTGCCGGCCCCGACCTGGCGCAAGCTCTACGGCGGTGTCGCCCCGAACAAGGGCACGACCGCGCAGGTCACCGACACCTGCGGCATGCTCGAGGCCTACGCCGAGATCGACAAGGCGCTGGCTGACCTCAACGGCAACACCGCCGCGTTCCGGCTGCTCGAGGATCGCGCGCACGTCGAGGGCATGAACCAGGAGATCGCCGACACGCTGTTCTACGGCAACGAGGGCACCGAGCCCGAGGCCTTCACCGGTCTCGCTCCGCGGTTCAATTCCTCGACGGCCGCGAACGGCGAGAACGTGATCAAGGCCGACGGCTCGGGCACCGACAATGCGTCGATCTGGCTGATCTGCTGGGGCCCGAACACCTGCCACGGCATCGTGCCCAAGGGCTCGAAGGCCGGCATCCAGGTGAACGACAAGGGTCTCGTGACGATCGAGAACGCCGACGGCTCGGGCGGCCGCATGGAGGCCTACCGCACGCACTACCGCTGGGACGCCGGGCTGACCGTGCGCGACTGGCGCTACGTCGTGCGCATCTGCAACATCGACAAGTCGAACCTCACGAAGGACGCGACGTCCGGCGCGGACCTGCCCGACCTCATGTACCAGGCGATGACCCGCCTGCCGTCCATGTCGCTGGGCCGCTGCGCCTTCTACCTGTCGCGCAACACGCTCTCGTTCCTGCGCCGGCAGATCAGCGCCAAGGTGAAGGACAGCACGCTCACCCAGGAGAACGTGGGTGGGACGTGGGTCGAGCGCTTCCAGGGCATCCCGCTCCGTCGCGTCGACGCGCTCGCCGCCGACGAGGCGCTGGTGTCGTAACGGTCAGCTGAGAAAGGAACCAGGACCATGATCCTCGACGAACGCACCGAGTTTGCCGACGCCACGGCGCTCGGCACCGCCGGCACCGGCCGCCAGCTGGTCGGAGACGTCATCGACACGGGTGGCGACGGCGTCAACTACATCGACAACCTCTGGCTCGAGATCCAGGTGGACACGTCGGTGACGTCCGCGGGCGCCGCGACCGTCTCGTTCGAGCTCGTCTCGGACGCGGCCGCCGCGATCGCCACGGACGGCAGCGCGTCGCTGCACTTCAAGTCGGCCGACATCGGGAAGGCGACGCTCGTCGCCGGCTACGAGGCGGTCTGCGTGCAGCTGCCCAAGGGCGTCTACGAGCGCTACCTGGGCATCATCGCCAACGTCGGCACCGCGGCGCTCACGGCCGGGAAGATCAACGCCTTCCTGACGCCGAACCCGTCCGCGATCCGCGCCTTCCCCGACGCGACCAACTGAGCAGCTGAGCCATGAAGGTGAAGCTGCGCCAGGTCTGGTTCTCGCCCGAGGGCGGCCGCTTGCGGCCGAACAAGGTCCACGAGGTGCCGGACGCATGGGCGAAGCAACTGCCGCGCACGGCCGAGGTGGTGGAGCCCCCGCGGGCTCCGCTGCCCCAGCCGGCGCCGGCGGTGCAGGCGAAGAAGCAGTGACTGGGCGGCGGCTTCGGCCGCCGCCCATTTTCTGGAGCGTGAACCGCGATGGCGACGATCAGTTCAGTCAAGATCGCGAACATGGCGCTCGACTACATCGGCGCCGACGCGACGATCGAGAGCCTGACCGAGGCCTCGCCGACCGCGAAGATCTGCAATCGCTGGTACGACTGGTCGCGCGTGCAGACGCTCGAGGCCTACAACTGGAACTTCGCGCGCAAGCGCAAGGCGCTCGCAGTCCTCGAGACCAACCCCTACGACGACTGGGCCTACCGCTACGAGTACCCGTCGGACTGCATCCGCGCGCGCGAGATCGTCAACCCGCTCGGTCCCTATTCGGACGTCGTGCCGTTCTCCGTCGTGTCGACCGACGACGGCCAGACGACGTCCATCCTGACCGACATGGAAGAGGCGACGCTCGCCTACACCTTCGACGTCACCGACCCTTCGAGGTTCACGACGCTGTTCGTCGACGCGCTGGCCTGGCGCCTCGCCTCGCGCATCGCGTTCTCGCTCACGGGCAAGGCGGACCTGGCCAAGTTCGCCATGCAATCCTACCAAGCGCACGTCGCGCAGGCCGCAGGGGCCAATGGCACCGAGGGCTTCGATCGCGGGCCGCGCGAGGCGGCCTGGGTGCGAGGGCGGGAATGATCATCTGGCGGCATCTGCTGCCCTGGCACGGCGTGTCTGCTGAGACCGAGGCCGTCTACTGGTCGACGCTGCTGCTGTGGTGGGATCACACGCTGGAGGTCACGCAATGACCCGGCTGATCCAGCCGAGCTTCGCCGCGGGCGAGATCGGGCCGGCGCTCTATGGCCGGGTCGACGTGTCGAAGTACGCGGTCGCGCTGCGCACCGCGAAGAACGTCTTCGTGCGGCCGCATGGCGGCGTCGCGAACCGCGCGGGCTTGCGCTACGTCGGGCCCGCGCGCGCGCACAATGCCAAGCCGCGGCTGATCCCTTTCCGGTTCTCGACGACCCAGACCTACGTCCTCGAGTTCACCGACCTGCGCATGCGGGTGATCAAGGACGGCGGCCACGTCCTCGAGGCGGCCAAGGCGATCACCGGAGCCACGCAGGCAAACCCAGTGGTGATCACGTCGACGGCGCACGGGTTCTCCAACGGCGACGAGGTCTACATCACGAGCGTGGCCGGCATGACCCGGCTGAACGGCCGACGCTTCAAGGTCGCCAACGTCGCGGCGAACACGTTCGAGCTCACGGACCAGGTCACCGGGGCCAACGTCGACGGCACGGGCTTCGCGGCCTGGACGTCCGGCGGCACGGCTGCGCGCGTCTACACCCTGACGACGCCATACGCCCAGGCCGACCTGGCGACGCTCAAGTTCGTGCAGAGCGCTGACGTGATGACGCTTGTGCATCCGTCCTACGACCCGCGCGAGCTCTCGCGCACGGGGCACGCTGCGTGGTCGATCGCGACCATCACCTTCGCGCCGTCGATCGCCACGCCGACGGGCTGGTCTGGCAGCGGCACGGCGGGAAGCGAGACCTACAAGTACCGGATCACTGCGGTGAAGTCCGAGACGTTCGAGGAGAGCCTGGCGCAGGACGTCACGGTTGCGAGCGTGGCGGCGCTGTCGAGCACGAACAAGATCACGCTGACGACCGGCGCGCCGACCACGGGCGCGGCGAAATATTCGGTCTACCGCCAGAAGAACTCTGGCCTCTACGGCTTCATCGGCTCGACCGAGGGCACGACCTTCGTCGACGACAACGTCGCGCCAGACACCGAGCAGACGCCGCCGACAGCGCGCAATCCGTTTTCGGCGACCGGGGACAAGCCCGGCGCGGTCACCTACTACGAGCAGCGGCGGGTCTTTGGCGGGTCGAACAACAAGCCGGACACCAGCTACTACAGCCAGACCGGCAACACCGCGAACATGAGCGTGTCGGATCCAACGCGCGACGACGACGCGATCACGGCGACGCTCACCGCGCGCGAGGTCAACCAGATCCGGCATTTCGTGCCGCTCAACGACCTGATCGTGATGACGTCGGGTTCGGAGTGGCGCGTGTCTGCCGGCAGCGACAGCGGGTTCTCGGCTGCCACGCTGCGCCAGCGCCCGCAGTCATACTGGGGCGCGAGCCACGTTCCGCCGATCGTCGTCGGCAACACGGTGCTGTTCGTGCAGGACCGCGGCAGCATCGTGCGCTCGCTCGCCTACGCGCTGGAGAGCGACGCCTATGACGGCGCCGACCTCACGATCCTGGCGCCGCACCTGTTCGAGAACCGCACGATCTCGGAGTGGGCCTACGCGCAGATCCCGCACTCGGTGATCTGGGTCGTGCTGTCGGACGGGACGGCGCTGTCGCTGACCTGGAACAAGGAGCAGCAGGTCGTCGCGTGGTGCCGCCACGAGACCGACGGCTTCTTCGAGAGCGTGGCCTCGATCCCCGAAACCGCCGACAACGAAGACGCGGTCTACTTCGTCGTGCGCCGGACGATCAACGGGCAGACCGTGCGCAACGTCGAGCGCCTCGACAAGCGGCTGGTGACGGCGGTCGAGGACGCCTTCTTCGTCGACTGCGGCGCGACCTACTCGGGCGCTGCGGCGACCGTGATCTCTGGCCTCGATCACCTCGAAGGCCGCGCGGTGGCGGTGCTGGCCGACGGCAACGTCGTGGCCGGGAAGACCGTGGCGAACGGCGCGATCACGCTGCCGCGCGCGGCGACGAAGGTGCATGTCGGGCTGGCCTACACGTCGGACATCGAGACGCTCAACCTCGAGCTCTCGATGCGCGGCATGCCGACGGCGCAGTCGATCAACAAGAAGATCTCCCGCGTGTCGGTGCGGTTCCAGCGTTCGCGCGGCCTGTTCATCGGGCCCGATTTCGACGCGCTGTCGGAGATGAAGTGGCGCGAGAACGAAGACTACGGCGAGGCGACGCAGCTGCTGACCGGGGACAAGGACCAGCACCTGCTGCCATCGTGGAACACGAACGGGCGGATCGCCATCCGGCAGAGCTACCCGCTGCCGATGGAGATCCAGGCGGTGATCCCCGATGTCGACTTCGGCGGCTGATTTCGGCGTGCGCCGGGCGACCCCGGCGGACGCAGTCGACCTGGCGCCCCGGCTGCGGCGCGCCGACGTGGATGAGGTCTGGGCGGCGTCGGGCAGCGGGCCGAATGACGCGCTCCTGCGCGCGGTCGAGGCCGGCAGCTGGGCGGGCACGGTCGACGGCGAGGTCGAGGCGATCTTCGGCACGCATCCCATGACGCTGCTGGGCGACGTCGGCTGCATCTACCTGCTGGGCTCGGACGCGATCGAGCGCCACGCCCGGCCGTTCCTGCGCATGAGCCGGCGCTACGTCCAGGCCGTGCGCCAGGATTACGGGGTGTTGATGAACTGGGTCGACGCCCGCAATGCGGCGTCGGTCAGGTGGCTTCGCTGGCTGGGGTTTGCGATTATGTCACCGGCGCCATTCGGCCCGTTCGGGCTGCCTTTCCATAGGTTCGAGATGCGTCATGTGTGAGCCCATCACTGCAACTGCGGCCGCTGGATCGGCGGCAGCCGCCGGCACAACCGCAGCCGCGACTGCTGCGGCGGCCTCGCCCTGGCTGACCTACGGGTCGCTCGGCGCGTCGCTGCTGTCGACGGCGGTCGGCGTCTACGGCCAGGTGCAGTCTGGCGCGGCGGCGGCGGGGCAGGCGCGCTACCAGGCGCAGGTCGCGGAGAACAACCGGATCATCGCCGAGCAGCAGGCGAGGGACGCCGAGATGCGCGGCCAGATGGCCGAGGACGCACGCCGGCAGCAGACGCGCATGCTGATCGGCCGGCAGCGCACGGCGCTCGCGGCCAACGGCATGCTCGTGGATGACGGCTCGGCGCTCGACATCACCGGGGACACCGCCGCGCAGGGCGAGATCGACGCGCTGACGCTGCGCGCCAACGCCGCGCGCGAGGCCTACGGCTACCGCGCGCAGGGTTCCAACTTCATGGCCGACGCCGGCCTGCAGCGCGCGCGATCGGCTGCGGCCGGGCCGGCGGCGCTGGTCGGGGCGGGTGCGACGCTGCTGTCCGGCGCCGGCACGGTGGGCGATCGCTGGCTCACCTATCGCCGCTACGGGATGATCTGATGGCCCGCGTCCCGCAGCTGACCGACGCGGTGGCGCTGCGCCCGGTCGAGGCGCCCTACCAGCGCATCAACACGACGGTCGACGATTTCGGGATGGGCGCCGCGCGCGCGGCCGACATGGCCGCGCAGCGGATCGACCGTTTCGGCGACACGCTGGCTCGGCGCGCGGTCGAGCTCCAGATCGAGGACAACGAGAACGACGCCAAGCGCATGGACGTGGAGCTGTCCAAGCGCATCAGGTCGATCGGCTTCGGCGACGGCACCGCGCAGAACCAGGGCTACTACGCGCTGCGAGGCCAGGCTGCGATCGACGCCTTCCCCGACGTGCGCGAGCAGGTCGAGCGCGCCAAGGCCGAGGTGCTGGGCACGGCGCGCAACCAGCGCTCGCGCGACCTGTTCGCGCTCAAGGCCGAGGAGCGGGTGTCGTCGAAGCTCGAGGGCGCGACGCGGCACCTCATGGGCGAGCGGCGCACGGCGGCCGACAACCTGTCGCAGGCGCGCCTCAACGAAGCGGTGGACGACGCCGCGGCGAACTACACGAACCAGAACAAGATATTGGAGTCGATGGCCGTCGCGCGCGCCGAGATCGCCAGCATGGCTGAGCGCAACGGATGGTCCCCCGAGGTCGCGGCGTCCAAGCTGCAGGAGGCGCGCAGCGCGATCCACAAGACGGTGATCGAGGCGGCGCTCGACCGCGCGCCCGGCTATGCGTCGTCGTACTACCAGGCGAACAAGGCCGACATCGACGGCCGGGAGCGCGCCAAGCTGGAGAAGGCGCTCGAGGCCTCGAGCATCCGCGGCGCGGCGCAGGCGGCAGAGGATCGGATCATGGGGCAGGGGCTGTCCGAGGCCGACGCTCTTGCCGAGGCGCGCAAGATCCGCGATCCCAAGCTGCGCGACGAAGCGGTGCAGCGCGTGACCATGCGCTACGGCGAGATCGCGCGCGTCGAGCAGCGCGAAGAGCGCGCCGTGCGCGACCGCGCGTGGCAGTCGCTCGTCGGCGGGTCGAAGGTCGACGACATCCCGGCGGCCGACCTGGCGCGCATGGATGGCACGACGATTTCCGCGATGCGCGCGTTCGAGGATCGCAGGTCGAAGGAAGGCCGCGGGTTCGCGCGGGTCGACGACCCTGCGACCGACGTGAAGATCCACCGGCTGTTCATGGACGACAAGGTGGCCTTCGCCGGGTACGACATGACCCAGCACTACGGCCAGCTGACCGAGGATCGCGTGCGCTACTGGCAAGCCCTGCAGCGCAGCGTCGACAGCCGGGCCGAGAAGGACGCGCAGAAGACGACCAGCTACGCGCTGGGCGATCGCATCGCCAAGACCTACCTCGACGCGGCGAAGATCCGCTACGGCGAGGGCACGCCCAAGAAGCAGGCCGAGCAGTCGCAGCGGGTGTTCGAGCTCGTGCGCGGCGTGGCCGACCAGTTCGCGGCGCAGGGCAAGCGGCCGACCGCCCAGGACTTCGACCGCGCGCTCAAGGAGCTCTTCCTCGATGGCACGCTCGTCGGCAGCGGCACGTTCTACGACGACAGGGTCAAGGCCTTCGAGGTCGTCGGCACCGAGCGGGCGCGGCAGTTCCAGCTGCGCGACGTGGCGGCCCAGAAGCAGCGGATCAGCGAAGTGACCGGCGTGCCGGCCGGCGAGGTCGAGAAGATCGCCAAGGCGCTGCAGAACGCGCGGCAGCCGGTGACGGCTGCCAACATCAAGAAGCTCTGGGAGGCCGGCAGTGGCCGATGACGTCGACTATGACGCGCTCGCTTCGAGCCTGTTTCCCCAGCCCAAGGGCAAGCCGGACACCTCCCCGGCCGGGCCGGCGCCCGGCGACACCGACTACGACAAGGTGCTGCGCGACCTGACCGCAGGCCAGGCGGGCGCCAACCTCCGCGCGGTGCAGGGGCTCAACCCTGACCAGGCGGCGCGCGCGCAGGCGCTGTCGCGCGCGAGCGGCCTGCCGCTGCCGGCGGTCGAGGGCGCCGAGGACCAGGTCGAGGGCGAGGTACGCAGGCAGGCGGCCGAGGCCGCGCTGCAGGGTGCGCCGCGCGTCCAGATGTTCTTCTCCAACCCTGACTTCGCCAAGGTGGCGCACGACGACGCCGAGACGCTCAGCTGGCTCGAGCGCACCTGGGCGAAGATCCGCGACACGGCGGTCGAGGAGGCCGAGGGCGCGGCCAAGGGGTTCCGCCGCGGCATGATCACGACCGACCTGCGCGACGTCGGCCGGCGGCTGTTCTGGGGGCAGGCGACGCCCGAGGACGAGGCGCGCGTGGGCGAGCTCGAGAAGGCGCAGGAGCAGCTGGAGACCGACGCCTACCTGTCGGCGGCAGGCGAGCAGATCCCGATCATGGGGTCGATCCTGGGCAAGGCGCTGCAGCGCGGCCTGCAGACCGGCATGGCCTTCGGTGGCGGTGCTGCCCTGCTGGGCCAGCTGGGCCCGCAGGCGGCGCTGCCCGAGGAGCTCGTGACGGTGCCGGCGGCGACCGCGACCGGCTTGGCGGTCGGCGGGCGGGCCGGGGCGCTCGAGGCCGCGTGGGAGCTCGAGACCTATCTGGCGTTCATCGAATACCGCGGGCTCAAGACCTCCGACGGCAGGCCCCTCGACAACGACGTGGCGCGCGGCGCAGCCATGCTGGCCGGGACGGTCAACGCCGGCCTCGAGGCCTACGGGCTGTCGGCGATCCTCAAGCGCGTGCCGGGCGTCGCCGAGCTCGCGCAGCTGGGCGGGCGCAAGAAGGTGGCGGCCGCGATCGGCCAAGCCGCGGCGACCAGCCCTAGCTTCGCCGCGACGCTGGCGACCTTCGGCAAGCGCTATGCCGAGGGCATCGCGATCGAGAGCCTGACCGAGATGCTGCAGGAGCTTTCGACGGCGGCCTTCGCCGAGGTCGCCAAGATGGCCGACGGCGGTGCTTTCAAGGGGGCGGGCCTCGAGGACACGGTCGAGCGCGTGATCGACGCCGGCGTGCAGGCGGCGAAGGCGACGTCCGTGCTCGGGCTGCCGGGCCCGGCCATGCAGGCTATGGCCGACCGCAGGAGGGCCACCAAGGCCGCCAGGGACGCGGAAGCGATCAGGGAGGCCGGAGATGCGGCCGACCTCTCCAAGCTCGCCCAGCGCGATCCTGAGCGCTTTGGCGAGGTGACCGGCGCCGTCCTGCGCGACCAGGGCGTTGACACAATCGCAATTCCGGCTGCCGCGCTGCAGGAGTTCTTCCAGGGCGCGCCCGAGGGCGGCGAGCAGGCGGTCGACCAGGCCACGCTCATGCGGAACCTGGGCGTGACCGACGAGCAGATGGCCGAGGCGCTGGCCGTGGGCGGCGACGTCCACATGACGCCCGAGGCCTTCGCGCAGCACATTCTCACAAACAAAGCCACGCGCGCCGGACTGACGGAGCACGTCCGGCTGGGCGTCGACGGCATGACCGAGGCCGAGGCGAAGGAGTGGGAGGCCACGGGGCTCAGGGAGTCCATCGACGACATGGCCTCGCTGCTCGATTCGATGGAGAGCGGCAGGCGGGTCGAGGCCGCTCGGATCGAGACCGAGGTCGAGCGCATGATGATGGCCGCGGGCGAGGCGCGCGACACGGCGCGCTACGCCGCTGTCCTGACCGCCCAGCGCTACGCGGTGCGCGCCGAGCGAGCCGGGGTGTCGCCGCTCGAGCTCTGGCAGCAGGACAACCTGCGCATCGAGCGCGTGGGCGAGGCCAGCCGGGTCGTCGACGAGATCGACATCATCCTCGACAAGGCGCGCTCGCCGGACACGCTGCGTCTGCCCAAGACGCCGATCCTCGACATGCTGGCGCGCACGGGCGTCGACCCCAACTCGCCGCTTGCCGGCGAGCTCAAGGCGCTGGGCGTCACGGCGAAGACCCGGCCGGGCCTGTTCAAGGTCGGCGGGCGCCAGGCGGCAGACAACCTGCCGTTGGCCGAAATGCCCTGGTTCACCGCCGACGAGGACGACGGCACCGGCAACTACGTCTCCGAAGCCGCGATCCTGGCGGCGGTGCGCGACGAGCTCGCGGGCAACCCGCGGCGCACGGCCGACGAGCAGACGCGCCTCGACGGTCGCGAGAACGACATCCGCAACCTCGAGGCGGACATCGAGCGCTACAACGAGATGAGCGGCAACGCGCTGTCGATCGTGACGAGCTCGGCGGCCGAGATCCGCGACGCGCTGCAAGAACTGGCCGACCTTGAGGCGCGTGCGTTGCAGGGTTCGGGGCCGTCTTTCGACCAGACGGCGGATCAGTCGACGCAAGAGCAGCCGACCCAGATCCAGGCGTCAGCGGCGGCCCGGCCGACCGTGGTTTCAGCTAGCGTTGAGAACGCGGCCGCGTTCGACGGCGGGGCGTCGGAGATTTCGACATCACGCAAATGGGACACTGGCAGGCAGCTGAAGCTGGCGATGCAGGAGGCCGTGCTAGCCGCAGCGCGCGCGGCTGGCGTCAATCTGTCTTCGACCAGCCAAGAGACCAAAGCGTACCTCGCGAGAATGGTGGTGCGCGACGCGCTCGCCTCGCTCAAGACCAACGACAACGCCGTCGGCTGGTATGATCTGAAAACGCGCCAAGCGCTCGCTGTCATGGCGCTGGTGCATCCCGAAATTGCCACCGACGAAAATGCCAGGTTTGCCTTCACATGGGCGCTCGCGGTCACCTCGAACGGCCAGCGTGTCGACGCCAATTTTGAGCTAGCGCAGAAGGTCTACGAGCGCATGAAGGCCGACCCGCAAGGTCGGATGCCGACAGACATCAAAGCTGGCAACGCGCAGAAGGCCATCAACAAGTCTCTGGAGCTCTACAACGAGCTGCGCGAAGCGTGGGGCGCGGACAACCTGCGGCGTTTCATGTTGTCCGATTTTTCGGTCGGCGAGATTTCGGCGATCGACAAGGATCTGACGCCAACGGGCGAGTGGTCCGAGCAGGTCGTGCGTGGCGCTGCGATACTTGGACCCAAGATCGGCAACGGGTTCTTCTCGAACCTCTACGGGTACTTCGACGCACTGACGATGGACCGCTGGCTGGTCAGGTCTTGGGGCCGGTGGACAGGGACGCTGGTCGAGATCGACAGGATAGGCGTCTTGCGATCGCGATCGCGCCTGCGCGAGGCGATCGTCGGGCTGGACGTTGGAGACTTGGCGGCGAGGCTGCGCGCGGTTACGCGAGAGGGGAAACGCGGCGCGGTGCTGGAGGTCAAGCCGACAGATCGAGAGAACCTGATCGCTGCCCTTGAGGGAATGGGGGAAGGCCCGAGCGATGCCCAGATCGACGCATTGTCGGCGTCGATCGCTAGGGCGTCCATGACGCCGCAGTTCCGCGACGCTATGGCGCTGGTGCCGGGTGGCGACGAGTTGCGCAAGTCTGGCAACAGCCTCGCCAAGTTTCTTGACGGCCAGAAGGAGCAGCCTGCCGGCCCCGGCGAGCGCGTGCTGATCCGCGAGGTGTTTGCGGACGCGCTGGGCCAGCTGCGCCAGCAGCCCGGCCTCCAAGGGCTGACGATGTCCGACCTACAGGCCGTGCTTTGGTACGCGGAAAAGAGGCTCTACGAGACCGCCAAGGAAGACGCCGTCGTCGGGGACGAGGCGGTTGAGCAGGGGCAAATTACGGGCTATGGTGACGACGAGGCTCCAGACTACGCGAATGCTGCGGCAGCAGTGGCGCGTGCGGCTGGTGTCTCCGAGCGCCGGATCAAGGCGGCGCTGAAAAGGGAAGAAGATGGACGCGCAGCAGCAGCACGATCTGGCAATGCTCAAGCGGCGCAAGGTGTCGCCGGGCAGCCGACAGAAGCTCGAGGCTTCGTTGGCCGAGAAAGGCGCCGGTTCATCGAAACTCGCGCCGTCTATCGGGCACGATCCAATCGCGACGGCGATGAGAAACCATCCTGGTCTTACGAGGGAAAAGGCCGAAGAGATGGCGGAGGCGTTCGGCTTCTAGTTCGCAGGCGCGGGCTAGGCGTCACGGTCGCGACCGAGTGGTCGCCAGGACGGAACCTCGCCAACACCTTCCGCGCCAATGGCATGAAGGCGCCAACCTATTACGAGTTGGCGCAGGGCGACGCGCAGAACGCTGAAAGGTTCGCAGCTGCTATTGCAGCTGCAAGCTCGTCGCATGGTTTTGGCGCCGCGGTCTATGTGTATCCGGCGCAAGACTACGCCAACATGCGGCTTTTCCTGTCTGAAGACGGCAACGCCGGTTTCGCACTCAAGGCCGACGGCGACATCGTTTCAGTGTTTGGAGCAAGAGGGTCCGGCACCGGGCGCGCGACGATGGAACTAGCCGTCGCTGCAGGTGGACGAAAGCTCGACGCCTTCGACACGATGCTGCCGGAGTTCTATAGCGCGCACGGGTTTCGGGCCGTCTCCAGGCTTACATGGGACGACGAGCAGGCGCCAGCGAACTGGGACAAGCAGAAGTTCGGCGAATACAACAACGGCGAGCCCGACGTCGTCTTCATGGTGTACGACCCAACCTGGCAGGGTGAATACGCCAGGACTGACGGCAAGAGGTTCTCTGGCAGGAACGCCTACGGCAGGGCTGTGCAAGCCCAAGCATCGCAGACGATCGCGCCGGCGACGTTCGAGCAGTCCGGCGCGCCACGCGAGCGCGGCGTCTTCGCCGACGTCGAAGACCAGCTGGACGCTCTGGCGCAGGACATCGACGGCATCCGTGACGGCGAGTTCGACCCGGCCGCAGCGCGCAAGGTGCTCGACAAGCTGAGCGACGCCGACCGCGACGACCCCCGCGCGCGCATGCTGGATCGCGCCCTGCTGTGGCTCGACGGCCAGATCGACGCCGACCAGGACGCGGTCGCAGAGGAGATCGCGACGGTCCTTGAGCAGGCGCGGCAGATCGGCGAGATGCGCGCGGGCATGTCGGCGGCGGCGGGGCGTGGAACGCTCGAGCAACCCGCCCGCGGCTCGATCCAGTTCAACCCCGGCCAGATCATCATCCGGCTGGGCGCTGGTGCCGACCGGTCGACGTTCCTGCATGAGAGCGGGCACCTCTACCTTGAGCAGCTGCGCGCCGACGCTGCTGCCTATGGGGCCGGGCGCCCGCAGCTGGCGCAGGATCTCCAGACGGTCAATGACTGGTTCGCGTCCAATGCTGGCGCGATCCGCCAGGAGGCGATCGCCTACGCGCGCAAGGCCGGCGACGCCGTGAGCGTGACGACGCTCGAGGCCATGACCGACGACCAGGTCGAGGCGATGGCGAAGGCTGGCGGTCTTGCCGGCATGCCGCGCACGGCATCGCCCGACGGCCACCTGGCGCGCGCCGCGCACGAGCAGTGGGCGCGCGGCACCGAGGACTACTTCCGCACCGGTTTGGCGCCGAGCGTGGCGCTGCAGGACGCCTTCAACAGGTTCCGCGCGTGGCTGGTGTCGATCTATGCCGCGCTGCGGCGCAGGCTTGGCGCCGAGCAGCTGTCCGTTCGGTTCTCGCGCGAGGTCAGAGAGGTCATGGACCGCATGCTCGCGACCGACGAGGAGATCGCGCTTGTCGAGCAGCAATACAACCTGCGCGCCATGTTCGCCTCTCCCGAAGAGGCCAGCATGTCCCCCGAGCGCTTCGCGGCTTACCAGGCCGCGGTGATGGCGGCGGGCGAGGCTGCGCGCACCGAGCAGCTGCGCCGGCACATGCGCGAGGTCGAGCGCGAGAAGGCGGCGTGGTGGCGAGAGGAACGGGCCAAGCTGCGCGAGGAGGTCGCGGCCGAGGTGCGCGCGAGGCCGGTGTTCCTCGCCATCCACGCGCTGGCGGCGGGCAAGATGCCCGACGGCCAGCCCCTGCCGGCGGGGCTGGTGCAGCCGCGCATGAGCCGCGAGGCGGTCGTGGCGCTGCTCGAGAACCAGAAGTCGCTGTCGAGGCTGCCGCGGGTGAAGGGCCGCACGGTCTACGCGACGGCCCAGGGCGAGAGCGGCTCGCACCCCGACGTCGTGGCGTCCTTCTACGGGTTCGACAGCGGGCGCGACATGCTCATAGCGATGATGAACACGAACGGCGTCGAGACGACGATCGACCGCGAGACCGACGAGCGGATGCGCGAGCGGCACGGCGACATGCAGGTCGACGGCACGGCGGTCGACAAGGCGGTCGAGAGCGCGCACACGGACAAGCGCGGCGACGTCCTGATCGCCGAGCTCAACGCGCTGCAGAGCGGCGGCGGCACGAAGCTGAAGCCCGCGTTCCTGCGCCAGTGGGCGCGCGAGCGCATCGCCGGCCGGAAGGTTTCCGAGCTCCAGCCGCAGCGTTTCCTGATGGCCGAGCGCAAGGCTGGGCGCGCTGCCGACCGGGCGCTGGCGTCGGGCGACCGCACCGAGGCGCTCAAGGCCAAGTTCCAGCAGGCGCTGAACTTCTACATGGCGCACGAGGCCTACAAGGCGCGGGCCGAGATCGAGAAGGCGGTCGACTACCTGTCCGGCTTCACGCGCGCCGCGGCCAAGTTCCCGGCGCTCGAGGCCGGCTACGTCGACCAGATCCGCACGATCCTCGACGCCTACCAGCTGGGGCCGCAACTGATGGAGCGCACGCGCGTGCGGCTTGAGATGCAGGCGGTGCTGGACTGGATCGAGCGCCAGCGCCAGGACGCGGGCGCGACGATCGAGATGCCGCAGCGGATCATCGACGCGGACGAGCGGACCAACTACCAGGCGCTCACGCTCGACGAGTTCCGCACGCTGCGCGACACGATCAAGAACCTGGAGGCGCAGGGGCGGCTCGCGAAGACTGCGCTGATCGACGGCGAGGAGTTCGCCATCTCCGAGATGGCGAACGATATTGCCGCGAGCGCTGAGCGCAACCCGCAGCTGCCACGCATGGCGCGCCGCGCCGTCGAGCAGAACCCCGGCGTCCTCGACCGCGCGCGCAGCAAGCTCGCATCGTTCGACGCCGCGCTGCGCAAGGTCGAGCTACTCGTCGAGCAGGTCGACGGCCAGCGCATGGGGCCGCTCTGGAGGTTCCTGTTCAAGCCGTTCGCTGACGCGGAGGCCGCGCGCAAAGACATGACGCTGCGGGTGACGCAGCGGGTCATGGACGCGATCGACAACCTGCCGACGCGCTCTCGCCTGGCCGAGCGCATCACGGTCCCGCTGCTCGGACGGACGTTCGCGCGATCGGACCTGATCATGATGGCGCTCAACGTCGGAAACGAAAGCAACTTCGAGAAGATGATCGAGGGCTCGGAGAAGGACGTCACCGATGGTGCGACGCCGTTCACGGTGGCCGGCGTCGACGAGGCGCTCGCCAACCTGACGGCCGAGGAGTGGACCTTCGTGCAGGAGGTCTGGGATGCGTTCGAGGCGATGTGGCCCCAGGTGCGCGAGGTCTACCGCCGCGAGAACGGCGTCGCGCCCGAGCGCGTCGATGCCCGCACGATCGAGACCCGCTACGGGCAGTCGCTGCGCGGCGGCTACTTCCCGATGATGTACGACCCCTCGCGCTCTGTGCAGGCGCGCGACATCGAGGGCAAGACGGCGCTCGAGGCGATGCAGTCGACGGTCGTGCGCGCGTCGGTCAACTCCAGCATGACCAAGGCGCGCACCGGGTTCTCGGCGCCCGTGCTGCTCGACATCACGGCGCTGCCCAACCATATCGAGCGCACTGCGCACTTCATCACGCACTACGAGCCCGTGCGCATCGCGCGCAAGCTGCTGGCTCGCCAGCGCGTGGTGCGCGCGCTCAACAACCGCGTCGGGCCCGAGCTCTACGACACGCTCAAGGCCTGGGTGCAGGAGCTCGCGGCGAACGGCCAGCCGGTGGCGCCGACGTCGATCGGCGGCCGGCTCGTCGAGGCCATGCGCCGCAACGCGACCGTGGCGATCATGGGCCTGAGCTACACGACGATGGTCGCGCAGGTGTTCGGCCTCGCCAACTCGATCGACGCGCTGTCGCGCACGCCCGGCGGCGGGTACTCGCCGCGGCGCGGCACGACCGCGATGCTGGGCGGGCTGGTGCGCTACCTCGCGTCGCCCGCGCAGGTGCGCGCGCAGGTCTTCGCGGCGTCTGGCGAGATGCGGCACCGGCTGCAGAACACCGACCGCGACATCCGCCACGCGCTGCAGCAGCTGTCGGGCAAGCGCGGGGCGTGGTCCCAGATGCAGCGCTTCAGCCTGATGGGCATTGCCGGCATCCAGCTCTACATGGTCGACTTGCCGACGTGGCTCGCGGCCTATGACCAGGCCATCGCGCGCGGGGCGACGACCGACGAGGCCGTCGACGCCGCCGACAACATCCTGCGCACGAGCCAGACCGCCGGCGGGATCAAGGATCTCGCGGCGATCCAGCGCGAGCGCGGCGTGATGACCGCGCTGACCATGTTCTATTCGTACTTCAACCTGCTCTACAACCTGCAGCGCCAGGCGCTGGGCAACGTGCGCGGCGTGCGCGACGTGCCGCAGCTGGCCGCGCGGGCGTTCATCCTGATGGCGGTGCCCATCATGGTCGACGCGCTCGTCAAGCGGCAGGGGCCGGACGAGGACAAGGAAGAGACGCTGGCCGGCTTTCTGGCGGCGAAGGCCGCGGTCTACGCGATGTCGTCGCTGCCGTTCCTGCGCGACCTCGCCGGGCTGGCCGAAGGGTTCGGCTACAAGCCGACCCCGCTCGACGGGTTCGGCAAGGCGCTGGGGGCGTCCGTCAAGGGCATCGCCGAGGCGATCGACAACGGCGAGCTCGACGCCAAGGCGCTCAAGGCGCTGGTGTCGGCGCTCGGGTTCGGGGCCGGCGTGCCGGCGACGCAGGTCAACCGGGTGATCTCGGCGGCCGACGCGATGTTCGAGGGTGAAGACGTGGGCGTCTACGACTTCCTCGCGGGACCGAAAAAGGACAAGTAGCCGAGGCCAGGTTCCCGCGGTGGCGGGCGGCGGATAGATTGACATTCTCGCAATGAGGTCGCCATGACGGTCCTGTCGCAAGCACGGAAGGTCACCTATCAGGGCAACGGGGTGGCGAGCTCGTTCTCGTTCTCGTTCTCGGTCTACGCCTCGACGGACCTGGTCGTGACGAAGCTCGACAGCGCAGGGGTCGAGACCGTGCTGACCGAGGGCGCCGGGACCGGCAACTACTCGGTGACGGTGGCTTCCTACCCCGGCTCGGGATCCATCACGTTCCCGGCGAGCGGCGCGTCGCGACTGGCGAGCGGAGAATACATCACGATCAAGCGCGTGCTGACGCTCGAGCAGGCGACCGACCTCGACAACCAGGGCGGCTACTTCCCCGACGTCCAGGAGACGGCGCTCGACAAGCTCCTGATCATCGACCTGCAGCAGCAGGAGGAGATCGACCGCGCGATCAAGTTCCCCGTGTCGGACGGCGCGCTGTCCACTCAGTTCCCGGCGGCGGCGCAGCGCGCCAGCAAGTTCGCAGCGTTCAACGCGGCGGGCGAGCCGATCGCGGCAGCAGGCGTCACGGGCGTGCCGGTGTCGGCGTTCATGGCGAACGTCCTTGACGACGCCACGGCGGGCGCGGCGCGCACGACGCTGGGCTCGGGCGCAACCGGCGACGCCCTGTTCACGGCCGCGAGCGCTGGCGCGGCGCGCACGACGCTGGGTGCGGGCGCGACGGGCGACGCTCTGTTCACCGCAGCGAGCGCGGCGGCAGCGCGCACGACGCTGGACGCTGCTGCGTTGAGCCAGTCGCAGTCGTGGGGCGCCGGCCAGACGCCGCTGACCGCGACGCTGACGGACGCGGCGACGGTGAACTGGGACATGGCGACGGCGCAGGTCGCCGCGGTGACGTCCGCGGCCGCGCGCACGTTCGCGGCCCCGACGAACCAGGTGGCGAACAGGTTCTACGCGCTGTCGATCACCAACAGCGGAGGGGCGTGGGCGCATGCGTTCAACGCGGCGTTCATCTTCGACACCAACGACGGCACGCCGGGCTCGTTCCCGGCGAGCGGGCGCCTGCATCTGATCTTCCGCAGCGACGGCACGAACCTGCGCGAGTGGGGCCGCCGGCAGGTGGCGTCCTAATGCTGTCGCCAGAGTTCCTCGCGATCGGTGGTGGCTCCTCGAGCTACCAGATCCAGAACTCGCTGCGCTTTCGCGCGAGCAACAGCGCGTACCTGTCGCGGACCAGCGGCGCGTCCCCGACCGATCAGAAGAAGGTCACCTACTCGGCGTGGATGAAAGCCGCGCCGACGCTTTCGTCGGGATCGCAGGTCGCGCTGGTTTGCACGACCGGCAACGCCGGCATGATCGCGTGGAACATCTCTGGCTACGGGGGCCGCCTCTTCACTCGAGCCGACGCGAACGACGTGCAGTTTGCGTGGCTGGCGCGCGACCCCAGCGCGTGGTTCCACCTCGTGGTCACCATCGACACGACGCAGGCCACGGCCAGCGACAGGATCAAGGCCTGGCTGAACGGCGTCGCGCTCGTCTACCAGAGCGGCACCTACCCGACGCTGAACTCCAACACCACGCTGAACCCGGCGTCGACCGCGATGCGGCTGATGTCGGACATCGTCAACGGAACCTACCTCGACGGCCACCTGACGCACGTCCACCTGATCGACGGCCAGGCGCTGACGCCGAGCTCGTTCGGCAAGACCGACGCGATGACCGGCGAGTGGGTGCCGATCCGATATTCCGGCACCTACGGCACGAACGGGTTCCGGCTGGCGTTCGAGGACGCGACGACGACCGCGACGATCGGCAACGACAGCAGCGGCAACGCCAACAACTGGACGAGCAGCGGCATTTCGGTGACCGCAGGCACGACCTTCGACCAGATGCTAGACACGCCGACGTTGAATTACGCGGTGATGAACCCGCTCGACCTGAGCGGCACGGCCGCGACGTTCCAATGGGCCAACCTACAGGTCACGCGCAGCGGCGCGTCGTTCGCGCAGGCGTACTCGTCGATCGCGATGACGAGCGGCAAGTGGTATTTCGAGATGACCGCTGGCGCTGACGTCGCGAACTTGGATGCCGGCCTGATCACCGGCACGACGAACCCTGCGGCCAACCGATACCTTGGCCAGGACGCCTACACCTATGCCTACGCAACGTCCGGGCAGAAGGTGAACAACGCGACGTCCTCTGCGTATGGCAACTCGTGGACCAGCGGAGATGTCATCGGCGTCATCCTCGACGCCGACGCCGGAAAGCTCTGGTTTTCCAAGAACGGCACAGTCCAAGCCAGCGGCGACCCGGTCGCGGGGACCAATGCTGCGTTCACCGGCTTGACGGGTCCGTATCGTTTCGCGGTGGACGTCGAGAACGGCGGCATCTGCGACGTGAACTTCGGCCAGCGCGCCTTCGCCTACTCGCCGCCATCGGGCTTCGTCGCGCTCAACACCGCGAACCTCGCGGCGCCGTCGATCAAACGGTCGCGCCAGTATTTCGACGCTCGGCTTCGCACCGGCACGGGCGCTGCGGCCAGCGTGTCCGACCTCGAGTTCGCGCCCGACCTTGTGTGGATCAAGAGCCGCTCGGCGGCGACGACGCACAACCTCTTCGACACCTCGCGCGGCGCGCAGAAGGGCATCCAGAGCACCGGGCCGAATGCCGAATACACCGACGCAAACAGCCTGTCGGCGTTCGCCTCGAACGGCTACTCGCTCGGCAGCGACGCCTCCAGCCGCGGCGTCAACGTCAGCGCCGCGACCTATGTCGACTGGGCTCTGAAGAGTGGCTCGGCGCCAGGCTTCAACGTCACGCTCTACACGGGCAACGGTGGCGGCGCGCGCAACATCGCCCACGGTCTCGGCGTCGCGCCGCAGTTCCTGCTGGTGCGTGGGCGCGATGCTCGCGTGTGGGCCGGCTACCACAAAAACATGACGAGCGCGGCCTACTACCTCGACCTTGGCGCCGCGGCGGCCGAGGCGCTCGACACCACGATGTTCGACAGCACCGCGCCGGACGCCTCCAACTTCCGCGTCGGCTCCTACAACAACGCGAACCTGGTCAACTACCTCGCGTACCTCTTCACCGAGGTGCCGGGCTTCTCGCGCATCGGCGTCTACACCGGCAACAACAACACGGACGGGCCGTTCGTGTGGTGCGGCTTCAAGCCCAAGTTCGTGATGGTGAAGGCGCGCGATGTCGCCACCGGCTGGTTCATGGCCAACCCGTCAGGCTCCGCCAACGAGGTGATCCAGCGCGTGTTCTCCGACAGCGCCGGCGCGGAAGCGTCGAACACCTACGGCCTCGACCTGCTGGCCGGCGGCTTCAAGGTCCGCGCGCCGACCGGCTACAGCCTGAACAATTCGGGCAACAGATACCTGTTTATCGCTTTCGCCGACGTCCCCTTCAAATACTCGAGGGCTCGCTGATGCGCTTCGAATTCCCAGACGGCCAACTCGTCATGCTCGACCGCGCCTTCGTGCGCGAGGGCACGCAGTACCCGGCCGAGTGGCTGCGGCAGATGTCGCCCGCCGACCGCTCCGCATGGGGCCTCGTCGAGGTGCCCGAGCCCGTGGCGCCCGTGACGCCGGCGCCGCCGAGCATCCCAGCGTCGGTGTCGCCGCGCCAGGCGCGCCTCGCGCTGCTCGCCGCCGGCAAGCTCGACGCTGTCGAGGCCGCGGTGAAGGCGGGACCGGCGGCCACGCGCATCGCGTGGGAATACGGCCTCGAGATCCGCCGCGACGACCAGCTCGTGGTCGATCTCGCTGCCGCCCTCAACCTGAGCGACGCGGAGGTCGACGACCTGTTCCGCGCCGCTGCGGCTTTGTGAGGGCGCCATGACCGAGCAGGCAATCCTGACGCACGCGCAGGAGATCGGAGCGCTCAAGGCCGAGGTGGGCAACATGAAGGCGCGGCTCGAGGAGATGGACGCGAAGCTCGACCAGCTCGTTGAGGCGGCGAACATGGGGAAGGGTGCGTGGTGGATGTCGGTCAAGGTCGGCGGCGTCCTTGTCACCGCGAGCGCCGGCATCGCGTGGATCTGGCAGCACCTCGGCCAGCTCGTCGGAGGCCGGTGATGCGCGCGCTCCTGATCGCCGCGGCCCTCGCCCTCCTGCCGGCGGCGGCGGCGGCGCAGGAGCCCGTCTGCGCGCGCGCCGAGCTGCTGCGGCAGGCGCTCTCGGGTGAGTACGGGGAGATGCTGGTCGCGACCGCCGCGGCGTCCGGCGGCACGACTGTCGAATGGTGGGCCGCGTCGAAGGGCGCGCGCACATGGACGATGTTGGTGATCGGTCAGGACGGCCGCGCCTGCGTTGCCGCCATGGGCGGACTGTTCGCGTTCGCCGGGCGGGGTGCCTGATGCCCTATCCCCGCCTGTCTGCCGACGAAGCCACCCGCCGGATCGAGGCGATCGAGCAGGCGCTGCGCGAGGGCCACACGCCGCCGGGCCAGCCCGGCAAGTTCGGCCAGCGCAACGCCGTCGCGATGGGTCTCATGCGCTGCGGCGTCAAGGCCAACACGTCGGCCGATGTCGTCACGCGCATGGAGGAGGCGGCGGGCCGCAAGATCAACTGGGCGCTCTACCCCGGCCCGCGCTTGGCGTTCGACGCGCCGACGCCGAGGTTCGACCCGCCGCACATTCCCGACGCGGACGTCCCGGTCGAGGAGCTCATCGAGAAGCTTGAGCGCAACTACAAGCGCCGCGCGGAGCACAAGGCCGCGAAGACCTGGGCGCGCTTCACCCTGCGCGACGACGGACCCTACTGCCTCGCGGTCGTCGGCGACCCGCACCTCGACGATCCCGGCACCGACTGGGGCCTGCTGCGCCAGCACCACGAGCTCCTGCGCCGCGACCATGTCCACGGCGTGTGCCTGGGCGACGTCGTGAACAACTGGGCCGGCCGCTTGCAGCGTCTTTACGCCGAGCAGGAGGTCACGCGCACGCAGGGCTGGAAGCTCGCGCAGTGGTTCTTCGCGACGGTGCCTTGGTTGGTGATCGTCAAGGGCAACCATGACCTGTGGTCGAGCTCGCACGGCACGGGCGACCCGCTCGACTGGATGTCGCGCGGCGCGGCCATGCTCGAGGACTGGTCCGCTCAGTTCGAGGTCGCGACGCCCGCCGGCCATGCCACGCGCATCTGGGCGGCGCACGATTTCAAGGGCACCAGCATCTACAACCCGCTGCACGGGCCGATGCGCGCGGCGAAGTTCAGCGGCGGCGAGGCCGACGTCTACGTCGCGGGCCATCAGCATCACTGGGAACTGTTCGCCGGCGAGGACGCCAACAAGTCGGCGCGCCCGTTCTGGCTCGCGCGAGCGCGCGGCTACAAGTTCCTCGACGCCTACGCCGACCAGCATCAGTTCGGCAGCCAGAAGCACGGCGCGACGATCGGCATCGTGGTCGATCCGACGCGCGAGGGGCCGGCGGGCCTGCACTGCTACGCCGACCTGGCCGAGGCCGTCGACGTCATGGAGTGGAAGCGCGCACGAGCGGGAGGCGGCAATGCCAAAGCGGCGCGGCGGGTACGATGACCCCGACTGGGCGGAAGCGGCGGCGCATGTTGGTGAGTGCATGCAAGGGTCGATCTCCGAGCTCCGTTCTTCGGATCCGCCGGGCCGTCCGTTTGAGCCGCGCCGCCAGCCGATCGGCTTCTGCATCGACCCCGAAGCGTACCGCGCCGCTCGCGGCGGTCGTCGCCGTCGTCGCGTGGCTGCGGCACGACGAACCGATCCCTGACGGCTGGCGCGTGGCCGCGCAGCGTCTCACTCACCACCACCGCTACAGCGTCCTCATCGAGCAGGTGCAACCATGATCGCAGCGCTCATCCCCATTCTCGGCCCGCTTCTGGGCCAGGTCGTGAAGTCGGTCTTCCCCAATGCCGAGGACGAGCTGAAGCGCCTCGAGCTGCAGAACCAGATCCAGCTCGCTCTGATCAACAACTCGGCCGCGATCGAGACCGCGGCGGCGTCGATCGTCCGCGCCGAGGCCGAGAGCGAGCATTGGCTCACGGCGTCGTGGCGGCCGATCCTCATGCTGGTGTTCGGCGCGCTGATCGTGGCGCGCTGGTTCGGCTTGACCGCGCCGGGCATCACCGAGGCCGTCGAGCTGAAGCTCTGGAGCATCCTTGAGGTCGGCATCGGCGGATATGTGATCGGCCGCTCGGTCGAGAAGGCGGCGCCCGCTGTGGCGGCGGCGCTGAAGAAGTGACGCTCACGGATCGCGACCGGCGGCGTCTCGCCGGCGTCCACCCAGACCTCGTGCGCGTGATCGAGCGCGCGGCGCGCGACGGCGCTGTCCAGTTCATTGTGACCGAGGGGCTGCGCACCGAGGCGCGGCAGCGCGAGCTCGTCGCCGCGGGCGCCTCGCGCACGATGCGCAGCCGCCACCTGACCGGCCACGCTGTCGACCTGGCGGTGACGGTGGGCGGCGAGGTGCGATGGGACTGGCCGCTCTACACGAAGCTGGGCGCGGCGGTGAAAGCGGCAGCCGCAGCCGAGCGCGTGGCGATCGAATGGGGCGGGGACTGGCCGAGGTTCCGCGACGGCCCGCACTTCCAGTTGACCGAAGTGAACCGTTAAGGATCCGTTTCCGCTGGCAGCGAGATTACGTCGCAGGAATTGCTCAACGATCCGTGCATCGGCACTAGGATCAGGGAGCCATGAAAACAAGAACGATCCCCATCGTCGCCCATCTCGACGCTGATGGCGTCGAGCGTTCAACCAGCTACATCGTGACGCGCGCGCGGATCTCGCCTGTCGCGCGCCCGGCACGCGAGCCCATCGCCGTGATCGTCGAGGTCGCGGGCATGGGTCGGTTCTACGCGCTGGCAGACGCCGGCCAGCGCATGTCGCCGCAACTGTGCCGGACGCCTGCGTTGGTCGAGCTCTCTGGCGGCAGGCTATCCGTCGGCTGGCTGGTCCCGCGTCGGCGCGACAAGTTCGACGTCGTCCGGCTGTTCGGCGGCGCGCCGCTGCACCGGGCGGTCGCGATCGACGCGGCCATGCCGATCGTCTCGATCCTGACCTGCTGACATCCTGGCGGCGATCAGGTCGCCGGCCGCGCGAGCGGCGGCGGTCCCGGCCTCCTCGAGCAGGTGGGCGTAGCCCTTCGTGGTCTGCGCCGACCTGTGCCCGAGGAGCTCGCCGATCTGGTGCAGGCTCACGCCGGCGGCCAGGGCGGCGCTCGCGAAGCTGTGCCGCAGGTCGTGCATGCGCAGGTCGGGGCAGCCCGCGGCCTCGCGCACGGCAACCCAGCACTTGTGCGGGCAGTCGATCCCCGTGATCGTGCCGCCGCGCACGCGGGGCAGGGACCGCAGGACCGCGATCGCTTGGGGCGGCAGGTGGATGACGCGCTCGCTGCCGTCGGCGTCGGCCTTGTGCTCGCGCAGGCGGATCGTGCTGCCGTGGACGTCTGACCAGCGGGCGCGGGCGATCTCGCCGCGGCGCGCGCCGGTCCAAATCAGGAGCCGGATGAAGGCGACCGCCTGCGGGTAGCGCGCCTGCCGGACGTCGAGCGCGGCCGCGATCCGGCGCGCCTCGTCGACCGTCATGTAGCGGCGCCGCCGGCGCTCGCGGTTCCGCTCGACGCCTTGGCACGGGTTCGGGCCGGGGTGCCATTGCCAGCGGCGCACGGCCAGGCTCATGGCCTTGGACAGGCAGGCCAGCGCGCGGTTGGCGGCGACGCGCCGGGGGATGGCGGCGTGCCACACCACGACGTCGCCGTGCGTCAGGTCGGCGACCTTGGTGGTGCCGAGCCTTGGCCGGATCCAGCGGGCGATGACGCTGCGGTCGCCGGCTGCGCTCTTCTTCCGGTCGCCGTGCTCGGCCTGGTAGCGGTCGAGGAGCTCGGCCACGGTCGGCGCGGCGCGTGCGGCCTGGCGCTCGGCGGACGGATCCTCGCCGGCGGCCACGCGCTCGAGCATCTCGCGCGCGATGGCGCGCGCGCGGGCCTGCCGGATGGTCGGCCAGTCTCCGATGCGGGGCCGGCGCTGGGCGCCGCGCCTGCTGCGGTAGTAGAGAAACCAGGTGCGCCGGGCGCCGCGCACGCGCAGCTGCAGGCCCGGCACCTGCTCGTCCTTGAGCGTCGCGCCGTCCGGCGCGGCGAGGATTTCTGGGTCACGCATGGTGGTCTATTTTTCGCGGCTGGGTCACGGCTGGGTCACGGCTGTTCGTTGTCATGCGTGAACAGCATACATCCAGTTTCGTTGAGTATCAGCCATTTATGGGCGGGCGTGTCCCGCCGTTACCCGTCCCGGCCAGACTGAAAATCGCAGTGTCGCTGGTTCGATTCCGGCCCTGGGCACCATTACTTTTCAATAGCTTAGCGCGACCCGCCCGATGCAGCCGAAAGGCGCTGGGTCACAACTGGGTCACGGAAACGAAAGGGGCGCCTCGCATGACACGAGGCGCCCCGACGGCTTGCGGGAGGGAGGGAACCGCCGCCGTCTACGCGCGCGTGTGCGCGCGCTCGAACTCCTGCACGAATTGCACGGGGTAGAGGACGGTGCGGCCGACCTTGACGAAGGCCGGGCCCTTCCCCTGCGCGCGCCAGTTCGACAGCGTGCCGGCGCTCTTGTGCCAGCGGCGCGCCAGCTGGTCGGGGGTCAGGTGCTCGGGCTGCTGCTCTGCCGTGTCCATCATGTCCTCGCGTGACGAAGTCGCAACGAGGATAGCGGATCGTGCGGTTCCGTCAACCTGACAAGTCGGCGCCGGTCACGGCCGGATCCAGAGGACCGGCGCGGCGCTCGCGACGCGCATGTCCTCGAGCAGCCCGCCGCCAGGCAGCAGCAGGTTGTGCGCGCCGTCGGCGTAGCCGCGGCGCAGCGTGCCGAGGTGTCGCGTGCCGGCGCTGTCCTCGACGATCGCGAGCCTGCCGGCGACGAGCTCGGCGGCGACGGCGCGCGAGGGCTGGAAGAACAGAACCCATCCGTCCATGAAGTCGAGCGCGCTGCCGGCGGTCTGGGCGCGCACCGCGACGACGTCGGCGGGCAGGGCCGGGTGGCCCTCGACGGACACGCTGCTCTTGTCGAGCCGCACGATCATGCGCGCGTCGACGCTGCCGACCATGCGCACCCTGGTCGGTGCCGGCGCGGAGCCGGGGCGCGCGGCGATGCGCACGCCCGCATGGGCCAGCACCTCCGCGACGTCAACGCCGAGGAAATCCGCTATCTCCTGAGCCTGCGGCAGCTGCAGCCGGCGGCGGCCGTCGAACAACAGCGACACCGCGCTAGCGTCGATGCCCATGTGCTGCGCGAGCGCGCGCTGCGTAGTCTTGCGAGCGCGCAGTTGCGCGGTGAACCAGTCCTTGTCGACCTTCGTCTTCATGCCCTGACGGTGTCCACGCTCGGTCCCGCAAGTCAACGAATCATCACGCTTAAGCCTGATGACAAATTGTCATTGACAGAACCGCACGGGGGCGGCTATAGCGTCATCCATGCCCGCCGCGGTGGCGGGAGAAGAGGGAGATGACGATGTTGCAACGGAGCCAGAAGGTCGCGAGCGTCAAGCGGAAGATCGCCGAGATGCGCGCGCGCAGGTCGACCGCCCCGGTGCTGGAGATGGTCGCACCGCCCGCGCCGGAAGCCGGCCCCGCGAGCTACACGATGCGCGTGGGTGGCAAGGTCTACGAGGTCGCGTCGCTCGCTGACGCCTCGCGCATGTTCTGCGCCGCGCGCGACGCGCACGGTGAGGGCGCATCGCGCACGCCGACGCCGGTCGTGCTGCGCAACGGTGTTGAGTGGGGGCACGTCTCCTACAACGGCAAGGTCTGGTCGTGTCTGCCCGGCGAGTGGATGCCGGACGACGCGCCGGTCTTCAACCCCTACGCCTGACCTCGACGCTTCCGGCTGCGGCTCGTGCGCGGGCCGCAGCAGGAAGCGCCGGGATGCGGCCTTCAGAAAGGGAACCAATGACCAACCGACTGACCATCGACACGATCAGCACGACCCCGATCGGGCAGCTGATCCATACCCCGGTCGACCAGCTGGCGATGCTGGCCGACGACATCGCCGAGCTCGAGGAGAAGGCGAAGACCGCCAAGCGGCACCTCAACATGCTGGTGCGCGCCAAGTTCGCCGACGAGCTCGGCACCCATGTGCTCGGCACCAAGCGGATCCCGGTCGACGGGATCGACGTCGTCGTGAACCTGCCGAAGAACGTGGCCTGGGACCAGGACGCGCTGCGGGCGATCGAAGAGAGGACCGACCAGTGGGGCAAGCCGCTCTGGGCCTACATGGAGATCAAGCGCTCCGTGGCCGAGAAGGTCTACGAGACCGCGGACGAGAGCGCCAAGGGGCTGCTGCAGTCGGCGCGCACGGTCAAGGCCGGCGCGCAGTCGGTCAAGTTCGAGCGCAAGGGGGCGAACTGATGGCCGTCTCGCTCAAGTCCCTGCAGCGTGGCGCGGTGGCGAAGGCGCCGCGCATGCTGATCTACGGCGTCGCCGGCATCGGCAAGACGACGCTCGCGGCCGGCGCGCCGGCGCCCGTCGTGCTCCAGACCGAGGACGGGTTGGGCACGCTCGACGTGCCGGCGTTCCCGTTGGCGAAGACGTTCGGCGACGTGATGGACGCGCTGCAGTCGCTCGCGACCGAGGGCCACGAGTTCAAGACGCTGATCGTCGACAGCCTCGACTGGCTCGAGCCGCTGATCTACGCGCACACATGCGCCGCGAACAAGTGGGGGTCGATCGAGGATCCCGGCTACGGCAAGGGCTACGTTGCCGCGCTGGCGTTCTGGCGCGACTACATCGCGGGCATCAACTACCTGCGCGACGAGGTCGGCATGACCATCGTGCAGCTGGCGCACTCGCAGATCCGGCGCTTCGAGAGCCCGGAAAGCGAGCCCTATGACAGGTACGAGCTCAAGCTGCAGAAGCACGCAGCGTCTTTGGCGATGGAGCACAGCGACTGCGTGCTGTTCGCCAACTACCGGGTCGGCGTGACGAAGTCGCAGGCCGGGTTCAACAAGTCCGTGGCGCGCGCCATCGGGTCCGGCGAGCGCGTCATCAACACGAACGAGAGGCCCGCGTGGCTGGCGAAGAACCGCTACGCGATGCCGGACCAGATCCCGATGCCGCGCGAGGGCGCCTGGTCGCTGCTCGCGCAGCACATTCCCTTCTTCAACCAGGGCAAGGAGTGACGACGATGGTGGCTCTCAACTTCAACGCGGCGAACGTGAAGCCCAAGGACGAGATCGAAGTCCTGCCGCCGGGCGACTACACCGTGATGATCGTCGCGAGCGAGATGCGCGAGACGAAGGACGGCACGGGCCAGTACCTCTGGCTCGAGATGGACGTGACCGAGGGCGAGGCCCAGGGGCGCAAGCTCTGGGACCGGCTCAACCTCATCAACAAGAACGCGAAGGCGGCCGAGATCGCCGAGCGCACGCTCTCGAGCATCTGCCACGCGGTCGGCAAGCTGAACGTGGCCGACAGCGAGGAGCTCCACGGCTGCACGCTGGTCGCCAAGATCAAGGTCAGGCCGGGCCAGGGCGACTACGGCCCGAGCAACGAGGTCGCGAACTACCGCGCGGCGGCCGGCGGCCAGGTCGTGCAGATGCAGCGCGCGGCGCAGCCGGCGCAGCAGGCGCCGGTCCAGCAGGCCGCGCCGGCCAGGGCGGCGGCACCGGCCAAGGCGGCCGGCGCGACCCCGCCGTGGCGTCGGTGATGACGAAGACGCAACCCGAGCGCGCGTGGGACGATCCCCTCTGGTGGTCGGCCACGCGCGCCATCCTCAAGGCGCTCGCGAGGGGAGAGACATGGCACCCATCCCGCCGCGCGTGAACGACACGCGCAGCCTGATCTTCCGCGCAATCGCGGAGCGTCAGGAAGACAGCCGACGCGCCCACCTGGGCGCGTCGGTGATCGGCCGGCAGTGCGAGCGGCAGCTGTGGTATAGCTTCCGCTGGGCGCTGACGGTTCGCCATGACGGGCGGCTGCTGCGGTTGTTCTCGCGCGGACACCTCGAGGAGCCGCGCATCGTCGCCGACTTGCGGCGCATCGGCATGACGGTCATGGACGTCGACCCCGACAGCGGGCGGCAGTGGACCGTGCGCGATGCCGAGGGGCATTTCGGCGGGTCGATGGACGGCGTCGGGCTGGGCGTGCCCGAGGCGCCGGCGACCTGGCACCTGCTCGAGTTCAAGACGCACTCGGCGAAGTCCTTCGCGGACCTGCAGAAGAAGGGCGTGCAGGGCAGCAAGCCCGAGCACTACGCTCAGATGCAGGTCTACATGCACCTCGCGTCGCTGACGCGCGCGCTCTACATCGCCGTCAACAAGGACGACGACGACCTGCATTGCGAGCGCGTCCACTACGACGCGGGCGAGGCGATCCGGCTGGTGGAGAAGGCCCGGCGGATCGTGCGCGCGGACGGCCCGCCGCCGCGCATGTCGGAGGATCCGGCCTTCTACCTGTGCCGCTGGTGCGACTACCGCAACCTGTGCCACGGCGCCGACCTGCCCGAGCGCAACTGCCGCACCTGCATGCACTCGACGCCGGTCGACGGCGGCGCCTGGGCGTGCGCGCTGGGCCACGACATGGGCACCGGCCGCGAGGCGCTGCCATGCCATCGTTACATTCCAGGGCTGGTGCCGCGCGAGCAGGTCGACGTGCGCGGCGACACGGTGATCTATGACGGCTGGGAGGACGACGGGCGATGATCGACCTGCGTCCATACCAGCGCGCCTCGATCGACGCGCTCTACGACTACTTCATGCGCGAGAGCGGCAACCCGTTGATCGTGCTGCCGACGGGCACGGGCAAGTCGGTGGTGATCGCGGAGTTCATCCGCGGCGTGTTCGAGGCCTGGGCCGACAGCCGGGTGATGATGCTCACGCATGTGCGCGAGCTCATCGCGCAGAACTACGCGGCGCTGGTCCGGCACTGGCCCGACGCGCCGGCGGGGATCTACTCGGCAGGGCTCGGGCGGAAGGACGTCGGGCAGGCGATCACCTGCGCCGGGATCCAGTCCATCTGGCGGCGCGCCTACACCGTGCAGCGCTGCGACCTGATCATCGTCGACGAGGCGCACCTGATCCCGCGTGACGCCGGCACCATGTACGGCAAGTTCCTCGCCGACATGCGCCAGATCAACCCGGCGCTCAAGATCATCGGCTTCACCGCGACGCCCTACCGGCTCGACAGCGGCATGCTGCACCAGGGCGAGGGCCGGATGTTCGATTCGATCGCCTACGAGATGTCGATCCTTGAGGCCATCCAGCAGGGATACCTGACCGAGGTGAGGCCGAAGGAGCCGCGCACCAAGCTCGACGTGTCGAAGGTCGGCACCTACGGCGGCGAGTTCATCCAGAAGCAGCTGGAGGCAGCGGTCGACGTCGACGAGATCACGCGCGCGGCGGTCGAGGAGATCGTCGCGCACGGCCAGGACCGCGGCTCGTGGCTGGTGTTCTGCGCCGGCGTGCGGCACGCATGGAACGTCCGCGATGCGATCCGCGAGCGGGGCATCAGCTGCGAGGCGGTGACCGGCGAGACGCCCGGCCCCGAGCGCGACCGGATCCTGGGCGCGTTCAAGTCGGGAGCCTTGCGCGCGATCACCAACATGAGCGTGCTCACGACCGGCTTCGATGCGCCAGGCGTCGACCTGATCGCGGCGCTGCGGCCGACCAAGTCGGCTGGCCTGTGGGTGCAGATGGTTGGCCGCGGCACGCGGCTCGCGAGCGGGAAGGACGACTGCCTGCTGCTCGACTTCGCGGGCAACTGCCGGCGCCACGGGCCGATCGACCGCATCAAGGTGTCGGCGCCGGGCGAAAGCGAAGGCAACGGCGAAGCGCCGGTCAAGGTGTGCCCGGTCCCTGAGTGCTCGACGATCGTGGCGACGGCGACGCGCGTCTGCCCGAATTGCGGCCACGAGTTCCCCGCGCCCAAGCCCAAGCTCGCGCACGAGGCCGCGACGGACGCGGTGCTGTCGACGCAGATCCGCGACACCTGGTGCGACGTGAGCGAGGTCAGATACGCGCTGCACGCGAAGATGGGCGGCACGCCGTCCATGCGGGTCGAATACCTGTGCGGCATGGTCATGCACCGCGAGTGGATCTGCGTCGAGCACGCGGGCTACGCGAGGCAGAAGGCGGTCAGCTGGTGGCAGAAGCGCGCGCCGGGCCAGCCCGTTCCGAAGACCGTCGCCGAGGCGCTGCTCGTGGCCGACAGCCTGTCGACGCCGCGCCGGATCGCGGTGCGCCCCGCCGGCAAATACACCGAGATCGTGCGCTATGACTGGTAGGCAGCGCGGCACGCAGATCATGCGGCGGATCCACGCCTGGGCGGTCGAGCACGGCCGCGAGTTCGACGTGCGCGATGTCGCCGTCTTCGCGCCGCGCCAGACTGTGCGCTCGCTGGGCAATTCGATCCGCTGGCTCGAGCGCTACGGGATGCTCGAGCAGGTCGGGACGGTCGAGCGCGCTGGCGTCTACGGCTCGACGATCTATCGCTTCCGCGCGGTCATGGGCGTCGAGTTCCGATCCCATGTGCGCCAGCACCGGAAGCTCGGCGACCCCGAGGCCGCATGGGCGCGGCTCATGGGGGACAAGCGCTTCGAGGACCAGGCAGAGGGGCCGGCTCGCGGGCGCGCACCATCAAGGCCCCCGACGGTGAACCCGTCGGCATACTCGTGACAGAACCACAACGGAGAACGACGATGGCTACCAAGGCAGGCGAGATCCTCGAGACGGCACGGCAGCTGGTGGACGGCGACCGCGCGCGCACGCACGGCGACAAGATGGAGAACCACGCCTGCATCGCGGCGCTGTGGAGCGCTTACCTGCGCCTGCAGCTGCATCGCAGCGGCGTCGACGTGCCTGGCGCGATCGTCGACCCGCTCGACGTCGCGACGATGATGCTCCTTCTGAAGGTCGCGCGCACGGTCTCGGGCGGCGAGCACAACCCCGACAACTACGTCGACGCCGCCGGCTATGCCGCGGTCGCCGGCGAGATCGCGGAGCGCTGGCACGCCCTGCGCCAGTGATCTGCCTGCGCTGCGGTCGCGACGCGCGGGTGTTCGTGACCGATCCCGAGTGGCGCTACCCGCGCACGTTCTGCACCTACAGATGCATGGAGAATGGACAGATGGTTGACCCGACGATCCACGAGAAGGACGCGATCAAGGCCGCAGGCGTGGCGGTCGGACAGTACCTGGACGAGCTCGGCCAGACCGACGTCGCGCAGCTGAGCGGAGAGCAGTTCGACATGCTCATTGAGGTCGCCGTCACGGCGTTCACCGAGAGCATGCAGAACGCGCCGCCGTTCTGATGGCACGCCCTGATCCGCCGATGAGGCGAAGCTGCAGGCAGCGCGGATTGGAAGCGCTGCTGGACGCTATGGACGCCTTCAACGATCGAGACGCTCCTGGTCGCAAATGGTTCGCGAGCGAGCGCTGGCCCGACGCGCACGTTCAGTCGTCGATGAACATGGAGGTCTCGATCCCATCTCGCAGGCGCGTGCCGCTCGGCAACGGCGCGTGGCGCGCAACACGGATTGAGGGAAGCTAGGACATGAGCAAGGTCTACGAGGAATTCGGCGTCGATGTCCTGCGCGACTCCGAAAACGCAGGCCCGACCGCAGCCGAGGTCCGCATGGCGCAGGAGATCGAGCGCCTCCGCGCGGCGCTACGCTTCTACGCGGAACCGTATAAGTATACCGACATACACGGAGATGACGTTCAGGTGCCAGATTTTTATTCCGAGACAGATTTCGGGGAAACGGCTCGCTTGGCGCTAAAGGGCAAGTTATGAGCGACGATGAAATCATTGAATTGATTACCCAGCTTCGCGCTATGTCGCGCTGCGAGCACGAGGACATGACTGTAGTGTCCGATGCTGCTGATGCAATGCATGAGATGATGTCTCGAATTGCAATCTTGCAAAAGGCTCTACAGCCTTTGGCAGATATGTATCTTTTTCCAGACGATTTCGGCGCGGACATGGCTGCTAATATTAGAGAGGATGTGGACTGGGATGAAACTACAAACGACGAGGCTAATTGTGCGGAAGGAATTCGTCGAGGACACATTCGTGCTGCTCGACTTGCATTGAAAGGAGTATTGCTGTGAAGGATATTGTAGAGCGTCTCTTAACAGAAAACTCGATGCACTCTTATTATGATTCACCAGCAATTCAATTGGACGCAGCGAGGGAGATCACCCGCCTCCGCGCCCGCGTCGAGGTGCTGGAGCGGGCGTGCCGACTGATCGAAGGCGACCCAGACCCTCACGCGGTGGCCGAATGCATCGGCTGCTATCGCCACTCGCGGCTCGCGTACCACGCGCTGGAGGCCAAGCCATGAGCCTCCCCGACCTCCGCAACGTCGCCCAGGTCTACGCGCACGAGCGCGGCTGGTCCGTGTTCCCGGTCCACGGCGTCGTGGCCGGGCGCTGCACCTGCGGCAGCGCGACGTGCGGGAACCCCGGCAAGCACCCGGTGCCGTCGAACGGGCTGAAGGCGGCGACGCGCGACCCGCGGCAGATCAATCTCCTGTTCCGGCCGGGCCACAACCTGGCGATCGCGACGGGCGAGGCGTCCGGCTTCTGGGCGCTCGACATCGACGGCGCGGCCGGCGAGGCCAGCCTCGCGGCGCTCGAGGCCGAGCACGGGCAGCTGCCGCAGACGCTGGTGCATTTCACCGGAAAGGGAAAGCACCTGTTCTTTCTCTGGAAAGAGCCGGTCAAGAACAGCGTGCGCCAGCTGGGAGACGGCCTCGACGTGCGGGGCGACGGCGGCTACATCGTCGCCGCGCCGTCGGTCCATGCCAGCGGGGCGCAGTACCGGTTCGCCGACGCGGCCGCGCCGATCGCCGAGGCGCCGGCCTGGCTCGCGGGCCTCGTGGCGAAGAAGGCGCCGCCGCCGGCGGTGCCGGTCGAGCGCTACGTCGAGCCCGAGCACGACCTGAGCCAGGACCAGGTCGAGCATATGCTCGGCTACCTGCACCCCGACTGCGACTACCAGACATGGCTTGAGGTCGGCATGGCGCTGCACGCCGGCGCCTACCCGGTCGCGACCTGGGACCAGTGGTCTGCCGGCGGGCAGAAGTACCGGGCGGGCGAGTGCCATCGCAAGTGGCGGGGGTTCCGGCACGGCGGCGCGATCACGATGGGCACGCTCTGGCATCACGCGATGCAGGCGGGCTGGCGGCCCGAGCCCTCGCGGCCGGTCCTGCTGGCCGGGCCGCACCCGGCGGCGGCGTTCCTCGACAAGCTGCGCCGGCGGGTCAACCCGCCGACGCGCCGGCTGCGCGGCGCGGCCGCGCCTGGCCGGCTGCCCTTCAACCCGCTCGAGCTCCCCGGCCCGATCGGCGAAACCGTGCGGTGGATCGTCGGCTCGGCTATCCGGCCGCAGCCTGAGCTCGCGCTCGCCAACGTCTTCGCCGCGCTGGGCGCGGTGTTCGGCCGGCGCTATGCCAGCGAGTGGGACACCCGCACGAACCTCTACGTCGTCGGGATCGCCGGCACGGGCAGCGGCAAGGATCACAGCCGCAAGGCGGTGAAGAAGCTGCTGGCCGCGGCGGGCCAGCATCACCTGCTGGCCGGGGACAGCATCGTGTCCGGCGCTGGCCTGCTGCGCGGCCTCCACGGGCAGCCGTGCCAGGTGCTGCACCTCGACGAGTTCGGGATGCTGCTGCGGGCCATCACGCAGGAGGACGGGCCGGCGCACCTGCGGTCGATCGCCAAAGCGCTTCTCGAGCTGTTCTCGAGCTCGGGGTCGATCTTCCACGGCGGGCACTACGCGAGCGGGGACGTCGAGCCGATCGTGATCGACCATCCGCATCTGTGCATCTACGCCACGACGGCGCTCGAGACCTACCGCGAGGGGCTGACCCGGTCGGCCATCTCGTCGGGCGAGCTCAACCGGTTCCTCGTGATCCCGGCGGTCGACGACCTGCCGCGGGCGTCGCGGTCCATCTCCGACGTCCAGCCGCCCGAGCGCCTCGTGGCGCAGTGGGCCGCATTTGGGGCTACGATCGCGCCAGGGCAGGGGAACCTAGTCGGGGTGGGGGGCAAGGCCTCCGCGCCCCCTTCGCCCATCCTGGTGCGCTGGGCGGGCGTCCTTGACCGCATCCACGACATCGGGGACCGGGCGGACGACGTCGTGCGCGCGGCTCAGAAGACCGGGACCGGCGGGATCTGGACGCGCTACCGCGAGCAGGTGCTCAAGCTCGCCATGATCCAGGCCATCGCGCGCAACCCGGCGGTGCCGATCATGGAGGACGCCGACCTCGACCTGGCCGAGGCCATCGTGCGGGCCTCGTGCGAGTACGTCGCGCACCTCGCAGCGGATCACCTCGCCGACAACCGGCACGAGCGGACGGTGAACCAGGTGCTCGACATCCTCCGCGCTGCGGGCGACTGGGTGACAAAGTCACAATTGTCGCGGCAGCTGCGGGGCCTGTCCGGCAGGGACCGGGCGCAGATCCTCGACGACCTGGTCAACGTCCAGGAGGTGGTCGAGATGCGGGTCGAGCGGTCGTCGGCGGGCCGGCCGGTCCACCACTACAGGCTCGCGGCGGGAAACTAGGGAAATTTCCCATTTAATTCCCGTTTAAGAACGAGCCGCAAGCCGTTGATGACAAAAGCGAAACGACTTTTTTCCCATAATTCCCGCCCCAGAGAGGATACAGCAAGGGGGGAAGAGGGGTGTGACAGAAAAGCAACACAAGTAGAGGCTAGGGAAAGAAAGGAAAGAATAGGATCTAATATATTAATTTCTATTATATATAGTTGATTTCATTGACTGATTTCGCTGTCGACTTTTTTCCCGACCCATATGGGAACTGGCTGGAACTGGCGGAAGAAAGTCTAGGCACTTGACAATCTCACAATGCGACGCATGATCGCGGTCGTGACAATCTCACAAGGAGGCGAGGACATGAGCGAGGCGAAGGTGAGCGTGGGGACGCTGCTGTCGGTGGACGAGGCCAAGCGCCTCGACGACCTGGCGGCGCTGACCAGGGACAGCCGGGCGGCGGTGATCCGCCGGGCGGTGCGCGAGCTCTGCGAGCGCGAGCTCGAGGAGCCGGGCCGATGAAGCCGCTGCACTACGCGCCGACGGTCGCGCAGACACCGGCCACGCTGCGCAGCCGGATCGCGCTGCGCGTCGAGCTCGCCCGCGACCTCGACCCCGAGAGCATCGGACACCTGCTGGCGCACCAGAGGATCGCGGACCTCGAGCGCCAGCTGGCGGCGATGGAGGGCGCGCGATGAGCCCGTACCTGTACCGCCCGGTGCGCACGCTGGTCGAGGCCATCCGCGACCGGCACATCGAGCGCGAGGCGGCCGGCGATCGCAGCCGCGAGCACGTCGAGCGCGGCCTGCTGCTGGCCGAGGTCGACAAGCTCCAGCGCGAGCTCGACGAGCGGCCGGGGGTCGTGACCCTGGTCGCTCCGGTGCTGGCGCTGTCGCTGTGCTTCGGCGTCTGGGGCGCGGCGCTGGCTTGGGTGGTGCGGTGACCGCCTACTACAACGAGATCGACCCCTTCGCGGCGCAATGGCTGCGGAACTTGATCGCTGCGGGGCTCATCGCGCCGGGCGACGTGGATGAACGGAGCATCGTGGATGTCCAAGCCGGCGACCTCGCAGGCTACACGCAGTGCCACTTCTTCGCCGGCATCGGCGGCTGGTCATACGCAGCTAGAATTGCTGGGTGGCCCGACGATCGACCGCTCTGGACCGGCTCGTGCCCGTGCCAGCCGTTCTCGGTTGCCGGCCAAGGCCTTGGCGTCGACGACCCAAGGCATCTGTGGCCCCACCTGTTTCGGCTCATCCGTTCCTGTCGGCCCGCTCTCGTCATGGGAGAGCAGGTTGCGGGAGC